TTTCTGCTCATTTTTGTGGTTTATTTTAGTTTTATTAGGATGTTTTGATTTAGGTCCGGGATTCAACTCAATGCCAACCAACGGATCCTCGGCGCCTTTGACATCATTTGTATTTTGCGAAAACCCTAAAGCATGTTTAGCCGCAAACCCGAATCTAAGTAGACTCGCTTTTAGCGAGTTATTGTGTTTGATATCACGAAGTAACTGTTTATCACCGGTATCTTGTTGTCCATCCTTGTAATATTTATCATGTGTTGCACATGCAGCATCTAAACTATCTACAGGTTGGGCATGAGGCCCATGTTCGCCCTTATACAATCCTCCTGTGTAGTTAGGTCCACAATAGTTACCATGATATTTAAAAACATTTTGTTCTAATTTTTTCTGCATTTTGTTTCGAAAAGCCTTGTAATGCAGCAGACTACAGGCGTTTGTCAATGGCCCACACCCTACCAAAACGGGTTTTAAAAGTGATTTGTTGCTAAGCGTGTAACACCCAGTAGGTGCATAGGCTTGCTTGCCATATTATATTCTGCTACATCTGTTTTGTGATTATTTGCCACTGTTGTTTGATGCACATTTAGTATATGAATTGTTCACCTAAGGCACATCAAGTTGACGTACCATACCATTTGTACCTTCCGCGTGTACTTGCAAAACGTGATTGCGTTGTACCCAGTTGCAAATAATACACCACGCTAGAACATGTAAACTAAGCGTGGTGGTAAATGTTGCTTGTATCCTGCCCATGGTCGCAACACTACCATAGACATTATTGGATTAGAGGACTCGCAGAAAGGGGGGTCGTTATTCCCCTTCAAAATTTGACTGCTGCTTTTAAAGGGCTATTGCCTTATGGAGATAAAAGGAATGGTATTGATAGAATAGTCCTCCAAACTGAAGTGACTATCGGTGCTCTTACTGCATTCCACCACGAGTGTTGTCGTACTCCTTCAATATAGTCAAGTTTAGCCCATTGATAGTGTTTGTACACTACATACAATCTGATTGGTGCCATATATGGGTACATATAAGTGTATCCTATAAACTCTCCCCATATTAATAAATGTTTTAATACGGGGTCTACACGTTTGATATGTTCCTCGGCTATAGGTGCAAAAACGTTGATGTACATTGATGTAACAAAATCAACATTCCATGCACTTCCAATCTCGGTGTATGCAGTCATTAATAAACTATGCAAAAAATTGGGTGGGATAACTGATGCCAAATCCACGGCCATAATTTTGTGCATTATACCATCATTAAACAATACTGGTAATTGTGTAATGGCAGATATTAATGATTCTAAATATGTAACCTCATTTTTTGTTACTTTATATCTCTGGTACATAAAGGTATATGTATCATCAGATGCATAATATTTCTCACCTGTATGCGGTCTTTTATTAAGTTCCCGCATCTCATACTTATCTGGTGTACTACCCCGTGTTAATTGTTCTAATTTTAACATAGTTGTTCTCACTATTGGGATGTGGTTGGTATCACGGAGAAAAGAAAGAGCCACTGCCCTATTAAGGCTTTTTCCATCTATGTTTTGTTTATATAAGAAGCACCCGATTTTTGGTAATATTTTCCCTATTTTTGGTCCCCATATTATTTTGCTGTCGCCTTTGCTGTTTTTACAAGGATAGAACAGACCGGAACAAAAATCCAAATTATGGAACGGAACGTCGAATTGATTTTCTAACTCATATCCTAATTCACTAACGGACCGCCAACCATTGACAGGGTCTAAATTCCATCTACGCGGTCTGAATAATATCATATCGTCACCAAGATCAAGTATACGAATATTAGATAAAATGTATGCAAGAGAGTATCCAGTTTGTTGGACAATACTGAATATTCTGGTGCACACTACAGCTATGGTGTTTCCGCAAGATGTGTGGGGTACTCCAGATGCCCTCTTACCCTTAACACGTATGATTAAGCCATGCCTAGTAAAAATTGTTTTCTTCATGGCCTTGTACATCATTTTCAATACCGTTCTCGGTAAACCGGCATATTCATAAACTTTCATTTCTCCAAGTTGTATTTCCTCTGTCATGCTTCCGTCATGTTTTACCAAGTCTGTACACTCTACAACCACACTGGGTCCAAAGGCTTGTACAGCATAGTTACCTAATTGTTCAGCTGTAGCTCCACTAGTATAATATATGGGAAAGTGTTCATCCCACACCTTTTTCAAGGAGTCAGCAAAGCATAATATATGACGGGAAATATAGACTTTAAAATGGGGGTCTATATCCATGACGGAACGTGGAATTGTATATTCTAATTTTAGATATTTTTCTCTTTTAATGAAAGCTTTATAATAAGTACAATATCGCATCCCGCGTTTCCAGTCAATTTTTAGGGCTTCCATCGCCTTATTATGTACTAATTGTACACTTTGGGGAAACCGAGAGTTCCAATAGGTAAACGTGTAATGTGGAATTAGTTGTTCATAGGTTTGTTTAAGGTTTGGGAACAAAAGTTTTAAGTTGCTTTTGTTGGACATAAAGTCTAACCAATCGTCAACGGTGGCCTGTACTGGAAGTGGTCTAACCCTACAGTGGCGGTAGACTAAGGACAGTGCCATATTACGTTGTGTTGGTGTATAAACATAGGGTATGTACGGTGCGTGTAATATTCCCGCACATAGCAACTGTGGTTTGATTACTTTTTCAACTACCATTCCCGTATATTTTAATCCGACTGCCTTTTCATCTGGTAAGGGCATATCCTTATCAGCTATGGCTCCATATAACACGGTTTCTGTAATATTTTGAGGCTTGAAGGCAGGATATTTACGGAAATTTAAGTAATCATATGTTAGTAAGTCAATGGGCTTGCTTTTAGAGAGTGGTAGAGTGAAACCAAAGGCCAATGCATTTAACGCTAAAGGTGCTGCCCCAGCAACCACTCCAGCTGTGGTTTTATATGCTGTGGTAAATGCTAGTTTTACAGTCGGATACATAACTTTCCTAATCATGGTTTTTACTAACCATGGCAAGGCATACTTGGTCAATACAAGTGCTGTAACTGTTGCTGCAGATGCAACTAGCACATGTTTTAAAATTGAGTATGCGTCAATATTTGTACCAGATAATGCCATATTGTAGCGCACAAAGTCCTGTGTATTAGAAGCCAAATGTTTGTTTAATAATGTGGTTTCTGATTGCAAGTCGCTGACGTAGGCAAGGAATAAACCATGTCGGACTATTTCATGTCTTTGGGTTACAATGTGTGGGTATTCATCTATTAACCGTTCAGCACGTTGTTTCAATGCCATGAAAGTAGATTGCGTCCTGGGTGTTGCTACCATGTACGTTTGCAATGCAGAAATATATCCTTTAGGAATATATATCTTGCTTGTAATTGATGTTCCATAAAGTAAAAAAACAGGTCCTAGGGATATCATTTTTGGAATTGTTACTCGCATTGGTATTAGCTCATTGATTTTATTCCAAATATTTGGGGTCGTGGACGTTAAATCACCATAATATTCCTCATCTAAAGATCTTGCAGACATTAGTGTTACGTCCTGTATACGACGAGGACCAGGCAGGAATTGGAGCTCATACAACGATGTGTTTTTTATACTTGTTAGGTGTCTTAATAATAAGTATCCACCTTGATTGTTCGCCCTTACATACACACCCTGCAGTAACATTCTGCACGTATTATGTGACCATCTCCGGTTGCCACGTCTGTAGCTGCAGATGACATTTTGTGTCTCATCTACTTCAAAGTCCAAAGATGTGTTTATCCTACCATAACCACCGATAAAATCATGGATTATGGCAAAACAGTTTCGCCGCATTTGAATACCATCATCTTGTTGGTACATGATGTCAGCGACTTCTTGGGGTGTATAGTAATAAAGTGTGTGGTAAAACATTACCACTTCCGATGCGCCACAACCACACAATAAGTCAGGAATTGTATGGTTGCAACTATTTTGTGGGAACCTTGAAGGAAACTGCTGACTTTTACGCACATTCCAATTTCTAAACGGTACTACTCCAGGAATAGCCGGTAGATAACGTGGACCACCTATCACTAAATGATGATATATAGGATTATTATTGGCATCAACAGGGAACACATTATATAGAAACCATGAGTGATAGAGGTGCAAGTCTATCATCTTACAGTGTCCTAAATCATGATATAATGATGGGATGCCAGGGGGAGAAAATAATGATGGTAGTGTTAATTGGGAGGATAATTGTGCGTCAGTAACCTTATAACGTAATGCTGGTACCGGTGGGAGTGGTGCGGCCAGCGCCATTTATTTAGCACAGTTTGTTTCTGTGTTTTTAGCCATAAAAAACTTAAAAAGAGGCAAAAGGGTTGAAATTTTCGTTTTTATGGTTGAGTCATCAGAGAGGATACCACTAACCGACCGTCGGTTTTCGGGTGCATGTCTGATGAATGATTTTAATGAGTTAACACTAGCGTCACCATCCACTAGTATTCTTCTCATGATTGCCATGCCGCATAGCATGGCCAACGTATCTGGGTTTTCAGATACGCACAGGCCCCTCCTCCGGTATAACCACCGTTTAAGGTAAGCCATTGGCTATAGTGTTACTTCCCACAGCAGTTACTAGTAG